GACGGCAGCCTGCAGACGTTCCTCGCCAAGCACCTGAACGTCGAGATCGGCATGTCGTTGCGCGCCGACCGCTGGGCCGGAGCAGACTTTTGGCAGCAGCAGGCAGACAAGAGTCTAACGCTTGACGAGTTGCTGCGGCGCTCCGAAGTGGTCGACGTCGGGATTGACGGCGGCGGACTGGATGACATGCTCGGTCTTTGTGTCGTTGGCCGTGAGGCCGGAACCGAAGGCGACCGGGCCCGCTGGCTGGTATGGACCAGGGCGTGGATCAACCGCATTGTTCTCGAGCGGCGCAAATCAGAGGCCGCGCGCTTCGCCGACTTTGCAGCGGACGGCGACCTCGTCATCTGCGACGAAGTCGGGCAGGACGTTGAAGACATCGCCGAACTCGTGGCCAACATTGAGCGCCTTGGGTTGCTCGACAAGGTCGGCATCGACCCGGCTGGGATTGGCAGCCTTTTGGATGGGCTGATCGCCGCCGGAATAACCGCCGAACGCATCGTCGGCATATCGCAAGGCTGGCGCCTTGGCGGCGTCATCAAGACCACCGAGCGCAAGCTGGCTGAATGTAAGTTATGGCATGGAGGCTCTAGGATCATGGACTGGTGTGTCGGTAACGCTAAGGTGGAGCCGCGCGGTAACGCCATCCTGATCACCAAGCAGGCCAGCGGCTACGCCAAGATCGACCCGCTGATGGCGACATTCAATGCAGTGTCTTTGATGGCGCTGAATCCAGAAGGCGCCGGAAAATCATTTTGGGAAACGGAAACCGCGTGAAATTACTTGACCGACTCTTCGGGCGCAAATCCGCACAGCTCACCTATGACCAGATCGCCAATCTGATTGACGGAGTTAGCGGCAGTGTTGTTGCCGGAGTCACCGTCACCGACAAGACCGCGCTTCAGGTGTCGACCGTCCTTGATTGCGTGCGCGTTATTGCAGACGGCTGCGCTACACCCGACCTGCACGTCTACCGTGAAAAGAAGGACGGCACGACCGAGAAAGCCACCAACATTCCAGAGTACCGACTGCTCTCCCGGCGCCCGAACGAATGGCAAACCTCCTTCGAATGGCGCCGCATCATGACGCTGCACGCCGCCCTGACCGGCGCCGGCCTGTCGATCAAGGTGCGCGGCGACAATGGTCGCGTCCGCGAGCTGATTCCCGTCATGCCTGGCCGCTGGGATGTTCGCCAGGTATCGCGCTACGAGCTGCGTTACCGCTGCTGGGACAACTTCGGCCTGATCGGCGACTTCAGCGCCGATGAAGTCTTTGTCCTCAACGGAATCCAGTGGGACTGGGTAAGTTCGCTAAATGTCATTAAGCTGGCGCAAGCTGCTATCGGTCTGGCCATCGCCACCGAAAAAAGCCAGGCCTCGATGCACGAAAACGGCCTTCGTCCGGGCGGTGTCTATTCCGTAGAAGGCACGCTCAACAAGGAGCAGCATGATCGCCTGACTGAATGGCTCAAGCAGAAGGCAGGCGCCGGAAAAGTTGGGGCGCCATTGGTACTTGACCGCAATGCAAAATGGAGCAATACCGCCCTGTCAGGCGTAGATGCCCAGCATGTCGAAACCCGCCGCCTGCAGGTAGAAGAAATCTGCCGCGCCTTCAACGTCTTCCCGATCATGGTCGGTCACTCAGACAAGGCCGCCACCTTCGCCAGCTCAGAAGCCTTCTTTGCCGCCCACCTCAAGCACACCTTAAGGCCATGGCACAAAGCATGGCGCGACCGCATCGACGAAACCCTGCTCGATGGCGCTGGGCCGCTATTCGTCAAGTTCGATACCCGTTACCTGACCGAAGGTTCTATGAAGGACCGCGCACAGTGGGCACGCACCATGGCTGAAATGGGTATCTATACCCGCAACGAGATACGCGACGAAGAAGGAAAAGACCCGTTGCCGGGGCTTGATGACCCACTGACGCCGATGAACATGACCACAGGCAACGACCAAGGAAACAGCGATGCAAACACCGACCAAACCCCTTGAGCGCAAGGAAGCGGCCGGCGGCCGTGAGGTCCGCTCTTTCGCTATCCAGATCAAGGCCGCCGGCGACGACGGCAGCATCGAAGGCTACGGCTCCGTCTTCGGCGTCCTGGACAACTGGGACGATGTGATAGAGCAGGGCGCCTTCGCCGCCACTCTGGCCGCGCACAAGTCTGCCGGCACCATGCCCGCCATGCTTTGGCAGCACGATGCCGACCATCCTATCGGCATCTGGACAGAAATGTCGGAAGACACCAAAGGCTTGCGCGTCAAGGGGCAGCTTGCCCTCGACACCATCAAGGGCAAGGAAGCTCATTCCCTGCTCAAGATGGGCGCCATCAACGGCTTATCAATTGGCTTTATTTCAAAGCAATGGTCCTATGACGTAGAAAGCGACGTTCGGACGCTGACCGAAGTCGACCTATGGGAAGTCTCACTGGTCACATTCCCAGCCAATGAAAAAGCCAGGGTAACTAACGTCAAGGCCAGCCCGGACGACGTCGCCACCCCGAAAGATGCCGAACGAATCCTGCGCGAGGCAGGATTCAGCAAGGCGGACGCAACGGCCATCGTGTCGCGCGTCATGCGGATGGGAGAAACGCGGAGTGATTCTGCCGATTCGACCGCCGTGGCAATGAAAGCAGCCCACCGGCTGCTCAATTCCCTCACATCCTCCTGAAAGGAAAACTCATGAAAAATCACATGATCGCAGCCACCATGGCCATGCACTTCGCGGCATTCAAGGCAAAAGCATCCAATGCCGTCGTCTACGAAAAGCGCGAAGACCCCAGCATCAAATCCGTCGCCGAAGCTCTCGACAAGATCGGCACCGCCTTCGAGGAATACAAGAAGGTCAACAACCAGCGCTTGGACGAGCTGAAGAAAGGCAACGCCACGGCTGACCTTGAGGCCAAACTGGCAAAGATCGACCAGGACATCGACGGACTGACCGAAATCAAGACCAAGCTTGAAAAGATGGAAACCAAGCTGGCTCGCCCTGGCGCCTTTGGTGGCAGCAAGCAGGAAGGCGAATCGCAGGAATCGGCAGAATACCGTTACGCCTTCCTCGATTGGATGCGCGCCCCGTCCGACAACGAGCGCCAGCAAAAGGCAACGCAGGCTCTACGCGCACTTGAGGCCAAATCCAAGGCCGAAGGCCGCGAGACCCGTTCGGCGCAGGTCATCACCTCGACCGGATCGGCTGGCGGCTTTGCACTGCCGGAGCAGATCGAGCGCCAGATTGCCCGCCTCGGTGTCGACATCTCTCCGATCCGCCAAATCGCCACCGTTCGCTTGGTTGGCACCTCGGATTACAAGGAGCTGATCGATGTTGGTGGCGGCGCATTTGAGTGGCTTGGCGAAGGCGATACCCGCAATCAGACCAATACTCCCGACCTGGCGGAAGTCGCGCCGACTTTCGGCATGGCCTCGGCCAAGCCGCAGGCCACCGAAGAGTCGCTTGATGACCTGTTCTTCAACGTCGAGCAGTGGCTGATTGACTCGGTTTCCGAAACTATCGCCGCCGGAGAAGGCGCGGCGTTCGTCTCCGGCAACGGCACCAAGAAGCCCACTGGATTCTTGGCTGGCCCCGCCCCGTTATCGACGGCAGACTCTAGCCGCGCCTTCGGCACCCTGCAATATGTCGCATCCGGCCAGGCCGCTGCGCTGCCGACCAGCCCTGACGTATTTTACGATCTGGTCTATGCGTTACGCGCCCGCTACCGCAGCAATGCGCGTTGGGTAACTAATAAGCTGATCCTCTCTTCGCTGCGCAAGTACAAGGAAGCCACGACCAATGCCTACATGTGGCAGCCTGGGCTATCCGCCGGTCAGCCTGACACCTTCATTGGCTATCCGATCACAGAAGCAGAAGATATGCCAGCCGTCGGAGCCGGCGCTTTCCCGCTCGCTTTCGGCGACTTCAAGGAAGGCTACCTGATTGCTGACCGCGTCGGCATGCGCATGACCCGCGACGAAATCACCGCTCCGGGCTTCGTCAAGTTCTACGTGCGCAAGCGCGTCGGCGGCAAGCTGCGCAACACCCAGGCGATCAAACTGCTCAAGATCGCCGCGTCCTGATCGACACGATCAGCCACGAAACGGCCTCTCCGGGGGCCGTTTTCATTACTGCGGTTTTCGCCTAAAGAATTAAATGGCGCCGAGGACAATATGATCGAACTGAAGAAAACGACCAACATCCACCAGGAGAACAGTCCAATGAAATCCCTTCGCCTCAATCTCGCCGCGCTCTTACTGTCGGCCGCTACCATCTTCGGTGGCATTCTCACCATCGCCCCGGCGCAAGCTGGCGCGCTCACAGATTACGGCGAGAACAAGCTGGTCGACGCGCTTTTGCGCGCGCAAGCCATCGGCACGCCGGCCACCTGGTACATCGCACTATTCACTGATTCCTGCACCGATGCCGGTCCTGGGACAGAAGTTTCGACCTCGGGTACGGCCTACGGCCGGCAGGCGGTCACGGCGTCGCTGGCCAACTGGGCCGGCACGCAATCCGCCGGTTCGTCGACTGCCAGCTCTGGCACCGGCGGCACGACCAGCAACAACAACGTCATCGCCTGGAGCGCTTCGACGGCCAGCTGGGGAACGATCCAGTCGGTCGGGTGGATGGATGCGAGCACGGCGGGCAATCGGTGGATATGCATCAACCTAACCAGCTCGCTGAACGTCTCAGGGTCCGGATTCACGGTGTCGTTCGCCGCCGGGCAGCTTTCGTTCCAGATCGATAACTAGGCCATGATTAATCTCGCAAGCACCTCTGATAAGTTGCGGCTTGTCACATCGGGCGCGGCGTCCGTCGAGGTGCATGCGTCGTGGGTCGATCTGAACGGCTCGACGGTAACGCCTGGGCGGACGAACACGCCAGACATCACGACGGCGACGACAACCGACATTGTGGCGGCGCCGGCCGCCAGCACGACGCGAAACGTCAAGCTGCTGTCGATAGTCAACAGCCACGCCAGCGTGAGCACCGATGTAACGGTCACGCATACCGACGGCACATCGGAGCAGCGGCTGAACAAATCGACGCTCGGACCCGGCGAGGGGCTGGTGTTTTCAGAGGGATTCGGATGGCAGCGCCTGAATGCCTCCGGGACGCCGGTCGGGTCGAATCTGGCGGCGCAAGCGGATGTGCAGACTTTCACGGCGAGCGGAACGTGGACGAAACCGACGGCCTTTACGCCGAAGGTCGTCATCGTTGAAATGATCGGTGCCGGTGGCGGTGGTGGTGCGGGCGCTTCACTCGCTACAGCGGCTGTCGCCAAAGGCGGGGGAGGGGGCGGCGGAGGTGCTTCGGTGCGCGACGTTTTCGCGGCGGCCGATCTTTCGGCAACCGTTGCGGTCGGCATCGGTGCGGGCGGAGCTGCCGGGGTTAGCGGCGCGGCTGGCGCGGCTGGCGGTAACGGTGGGGCTGGTGGCAACTCAACATTCGGTTCATACCTGACGGCCTACGGCGGCGGCGGGGGTGCGGGCGGTGCGATCACGGCATCCGCTACGGGCGGCGGCGGTGGTGGCGGCTCCGGTGGCGCTGGTGGTACTGGTAGCGCATCAGGTGGCGCCGGTGGGCTTCCTACGGCAGCTTCCAACGGGGCCGGTGGTCAAGGGGTTACCGGGACGGTCACCGTATCGACGACCGGTAACGCCGAATTCGGCGGCGGCGCTGGTGCCGGATCGGCCACCCCACCTGTCGCCGGCTCAAAGGGTGGATCGTCGCTTCGTGGTGGTGGTGGTGGTGGCTCAGGCGGTGGGCATAACGCAACCCCGGCCATCGTGGCGGGCGGCGAAGGCGGGAAATCTGGCGCTTACACGGCGGGCGGCGGCGGCGCTGTCGGCACGGACGGAACGACGCCGACTGCCGGCGGCAACGGCGGCGCAG